AGCACAGGCGGCGGGTATGGCGGACAAGGATCGAATTCCTCGGTGGCGGCAAACAACCAACCAGGCGGCGCTGGCGGCGCTGGCGGTGGCGCTGGTGGCTATGGAAACAATAACGCAGGCGGCGGCACTGGCACGACCAATCAGGGCTATGCGGGCGGCGGAAACGTAGCGACCATTTCAGGCGGAAATGCCGCTGGTGGTGGCGGCGCATCTGTGGCTGGAACCTCAGCCAGTACAACCGTCAAGGGCACTGGTGGCGCTGGTGTTTCAAGCAGCATTGACGGCAGCGCGACCGTAAGAGGCGGTGGCGGCGGCGGTGGTGTTCTTGTCGGGCCTGCTGCATCCGGTGGCAGCGGTGGCGGCGGCGCGGGCGCTGTGCAAAATGGCGCGGTGGCGGTCGCTGGGACTGTAAATACCGGCGGCGGCGGTGGTGGATATGGGTGGAACCGAGCGGGTGCAGCAGGCGGCTCCGGTGTCGTCATCCTGCGCTATCCAGACAGCTTTACAATCAGCAATCCCGGCGGTGGCCTGACCTATACCGAAGCGGTCGTTAGCGGCACCTCTGACATTGTGGCGACGATCACAGGCGGCACGGGTGACGTTGAATGGGCTGACACCACGCTGAGCGTTGAGTATCTCGTTGTCGCTGGTGGTGGTGGTGGTGAATCCAGCGGCGGCGGTGGCGGCGGTGGTGGAGGCTATCGGTCGTCAGTGTCGGGTGAGTCGTCCGGCGGCGGTGCGTCCGCGGAATCGGCTCTCAGCCTATCGACTGGCACGACGTATAGCGTGACCGTTGGCGCAGGCGGTGTTGGCCAACATGTGACAGGGACTCCGGCCGGAACAAGTGGCGTAAACTCTATATTTGCAGCTATAACCAGCACGGGTGGGGGCAAGGGTGGTAAAGCCACGGCTGCGGCAACAGGTGGATCGGGTGGAGGTGGATATACCACTAATATCACTGGTGGCTCTGGCACAGCCAACCAGGGATATGCTGGCGGCGATGGGCTCAGTGGATATGTTAATGGGGCAGGCGGCGGCGGCGCTGATGCAGTCGGATCAAATGCAACATCGACAAGAGGCGGCAATGGCGGCGCTGGTGTGTCGTCATCAATTACCGGCTCTTCGGTTTGCCGAGCTGGAGGCGGCGGCGGCGGAACCCACGCAACAGGCAGCAGTGGCGCATCAACGGCCACTTGTGGGGGTGGTGCTGGTGGCACATATAATTCTTCCGCAGATGCCGGCTCTGGAGGCGTAAATACTGGCGGTGGTGGCGGTGGCGGTGGTGGCCGCCAAGGCGCCATCGGCTCAGGGGGCGGCGCTGGCGGCTCTGGCGTGGTCATCCTCAAATATCCCGATACCTACACAATCAGCAATCCAGGCGGCGGCCTGACCCTGAGCACGTCGACCGCTGGAGGCTATAGCGTGACAACAATCACGGCCGGAACCGGCGATGTGGAGTGGACATAATGGCTCATTATGCTTTTTTGGATGAGAATAACATTGTGATCGAGGTGATCACAGGCAAAGACGAAGGCGAAGAAGGCATTGACTGGGAGGCCCACTATGGGGCCTATCGCAAGCAGCCGTGCAGGCGCACCAGCTACAACACACGCGGAGGCGTTCACGCCAATGGTGGCACGCCATATCGGAAAAATTATGCTGGGATTGGCTACGTGTTCGATGAGACGCGCGACGCCTTCATTCCGCCTCAGCCGTTTTCAAGCTGGGTGTTAAATGAGGATACGTGCCTGTGGGATGCGCCCGTTCCTTATCCCGAGGATGGGAAGATGTACCAGTGGTCAGAGGATGACCAGCTTTGGATTGAGGTACCCACAGCGTGACCCTTACGCTGACGGTCGCAGCAGCCGACGTTACCTCGCTGGCCGAGGTCGGTTCGCTGCGTCTGTCGGATCGCCTTAATTCGCGGTCGCGTCTATCTTTTGTCCTGGTCAATGATTCGACGCTGACGGCGGTACTAGCCACCGAAGCGGGCGAGGATCTGATCACTGAGGCTGGCGACGACATAGCGACCGATGAGGTGATCGCTGTCGAGGTGGGCGCGGTGGTGGGTCTCACGCAGTCAGTGACGCTTGTGACCGAAGCGGGCGAGACCCTGATCACCGAAGCGGGTGACGAGCTTGTAAGCGAGGCCGAGGCGATCTTCGGGGGCTTGATCGACAGCGTAGGCGAGGCGCTGGTGATCGACGGCAATCAGGCGTGGCTGCGTCGCGAGGTTGAGTGTGTCTCGTTTGATGCGTTGGCTGACCGGCGGCTCGTCGCGGCGGCCTATCCTTCACAGAGCCTGTATGCCACGGTGGCCGACGTGGTTAGCAATTTTATGACGGGCGATGGGGTCACGATCACAGGCGTGGACACCGATCCGGTGTTATTGCAGCCTCTGCGATTCAATTATGTGAGCGCGGCCAGTGTGTTTGACGATCTCGTGTCAATCACGGGTTGGGCTTGGTGGATCGACGATACCCGCACGTTGTATTTTCAACCCAGGTCAGCGATTGCAGCGCCTTTCGTCATCGACGGCACCAACGCGCGGCGGGTGTCGATCACCCAGGCGGCCGAGACCTACCGCAACAGGCAATTGATACGGGCGGGTGTAGACAAAACCGCGCCCAGGACTGAGAATTTCATCGGCGACGGCACAGTCAAGACGTTTACCTTATCGTTCCCGGCGGCTGAGATACCCTCGTCAATCACCGTGGGCGGGTCTCCGCAAACGATCGGGGTGCGAGGCGTTGACACGGGCAAGGATTGGTATTTTCAGGCTGGTGACCCACTGGTCACCCAGGATGATGGTGCGTCAGCGATCGGGGTGGGTGTCACCCTCGCGGTGACCTATCGAGGCCAATTCCCGATCCTAGTGAACGCCCAGGATGACGCACAGATCGCACAGCAGGCGGCGATCAGCAACACGGCAGGCGTCTGGGAATCAATCGAGGATCGCGCCAACCTGAATGACGATGACAGCGCCTTGGAGATCGCCCAGGGGCTTCTGCGGCGATACGGGCAGATTCCCAGGCGTCTGCGATTCGAGACCGATTCTATCGGCCTGCATCCCGGACAGCTTCTCACGGCCACGTTCGCACCACACAACGTCAGCGGCTCGTGGTTGATTGATCAGGTGAGCGCGGTCGATAGGTTCGGCGATCAGCTTGTCTATTCTGTCGAGGCGCTGGATGGTGAAAGCATCGGTGGCTGGGAGAGCTTCTTTAAGGCGCTCTCTGGCGAAGGCCGCGTGATTGAGTTTCGCGAAAACGAGGTGGTCGTGTTGCTGCGGTCAGCCTCTGAGCAAATCACGTTTACCGATTCAATCACCGCAACGTCGGCCGCTCCGGTGTCTACGGTCGGCGTGGCGCTCGTGGGGTATAGCGAGGTGGGGGTATGACGACTCAGGTAAACGTGTCGGCCAATGTGCAGGTAAACGTGTCGGCCAATGTGCAGGTCACGATCCAAGAGGCCGCCACGGGGGCCATCCTGAGCCAGCAAGAACACAAAAATCTTGTGGTCAGCGGCGGGCTCGATCTCGTGCGCGACCTTCTCGATGGTGACGCGGTGGCAGGGCTTACGCATTTTGCGGTCGGCACCGGCACGGTGGCCGTGGCAGCGAGTCAAACAACGCTTGACACCGAGGTATACCGCGATACGGTGACGCAGAGAACCAGCGGGTCACAACAGCTTGTGGTCAGCTACTATTTGTCCTCGCTGTCTGCCAACGGCAACGCTTTAGCGGAGGCTGGGTTGTTTAACGCTGCCTCTGGCGGTACGATGTTTGCACGGGTGCTACTGAGCCCGGCGATCACTAAGACATCGGCCATCGCGGTCACGTTTAACTGGACGATCAACCTGGGAGCCTCATAATGACCGGATCAGCGTATGACTGGACAACAGGCGAAACGATCACAGCAAGCAAACTAAACGCTCAAGCATTTGAGGTTCTGATCGTCGCTGGAGGCGGGGCAGGCGGCGGGAGTGCGTATGTCAATCCCGGTACAGATTATCAGGGCGGCGGCGGCGGTGGCGGCGGTGTTATTCACACAAGAATAATCCCGGCCGTGAGTGA